GTCCTATCGGTACACACCGAAGCTACGGCTACCGTGGTGGCGTACCGCACTCGCGTCAGAGCCTATCACTGCATTTCTGGCGGAACCGCCGGGGATGTTATTTTTCGTGATGGCGGCGCAGGCGGCACCATCTTGTTGCAGTTCAACATTGCAACGGGCACGCAACCAATCACGATGCCACTTCCCGGCCAAGGGATTTTGTTTCGTACGAACGTCCATGTGACGCTCCCAGCCGCCGCAAAAATCACGGTGTTCTATGGCTAAGTCGCCTGCATGGACACGCAAAGAAGGCAAATCCGAAAAGGGTGGCCTGAACGCGAAAGGGCGCGCCTCGTACAACAAGGCCAACCCCGGCAAACCCGGCCTGAAGGCTCCCCAGCCAGAGGGCGGCAAACGCCGCGACTCTTTTTGTGCCCGTATGGAAGGCATGAAAGAGAAGCTGACCGGAGAGAAGGCCAAGAAGGACCCGAACTCCCGCATCAACAAGAGCCTGCGGGCGTGGAAGTGCTGACATGGAAATGATGGTCTGGAACCTTGTGCTCACAGCCGTTGTGGCCATGCTGGGGTTCGTTTTGAAAGAAAGGTTTGCCGAGATCAATCGTCTTGGCATTCTGCTCAACCGCACCCGCGAGGAAGTGGCACGGGATCACATCACGCGCTCGGAGTTCCGGGCCGACATGCAGCAGTTGATGGACCGGTTTGATCGGCTGGAGCGCAAGATTGACAACCTGCGAGGCGGCAATGCCCAGCACGAGTAAAAAGCAACACAACTTCATGGCGGCTGTGGCCAACAACCCAGCCTTTGCGAAGAAAACAGGTGTCCCACAGTCCGTGGGCAAAGATTTTTCCAACGCGGACAAGGGCCGCAAATTTTCAAAAGGTGGCGATATGGCAACGAAAATGAACCCCGCTTTCAAAGCGATGATTGCGAAAAACAAGGCAGGTGCTAAAGCGGACATGCCGATGAAAAAAATGGCCAAGGGCGGCGTCACGCGTGCCGACGGCTGCGTGTCCAAGGGTCACACCAAGGGCACCATGGTCAAGATGGCCATGGGCGGCAAGGCCTGCTGACATGATGGCCAGTCGCGGCATGGGGGCAGTGCTCCCTTCCAAGATGCCCAAAGGCGTGAAAAAAGCACGCCGGGATGACACCGACTTCACGCAGTACGCTGAAGGCGGCAAAGTCAATGCGGCTGGCAACTACACCAAGCCCGATCTGCGCAAGCGTATCGTGAGCCAAGTCAAAGCTGCTGCAACGCAGGGCACCGGGGCAGGCCAGTGGTCAGCCCGCAAAGCGCAGCTTGTGGCCAAGAAATACAAAGCAGCCGGAGGTGGCTACCGTGACTAAAGAAACCCCAAACGCCAAGCGGCTCAAGGAAGAGAAGCGCCTTGAAGATTTTACGGAGCTAGGTCTCGTTTTTAACGAAGATCGCAACGCCATGAAAGAGCCTACGGGGCGTAAACTGGCACGTATGGTGGGTCAGGACGATGGTGGGTACGGTACTTCCCGCAGCGCTGGCGCACGTTATGCTGCAGGCAAAGCACAAGACAAAGTGTGGCGTGCAGGTGATAAAACCGTCGGGGAATCTGCGGACGATCCGACCGTGCGCCAAGCTCGTAAAGAAGCCGCTGCGGAAGAACGCCGGGAAGCTCGCGGCATGAAAAAAGGCGGGGTTGTTTCTGCCTCCAAACGCGCCGATGGCTGCGCTCAACGCGGTAAGACCAAAGGTCGGATGGTGTAATGAAAGCGCCCCAGCAATCCCTCAAAGACTGGGGCGACCAGAAGTGGCGCACCAAGAGTGGGAAGCCGTCTTCCAAGACGGGGGAGCGTTATTTGCCAGAGAAGGCGATAAAATCGCTCAGCCCCGCAGAGTATGCGGCCACCACAAAAGCCAAGCGTGCGGGTAAAGCCGTGGGCAAGCAGTTTGTGAAACAGCCGCCCAAAGTGGCAGCAAAAACCGCGAGGTTCAGATAATGTACCAGTACCCATCCGGCCCCGTGTACGGCGGCTCGCAATACAACCCTGCAACTGGCGCAGAGTCCCGCGACCTGCGCCCTTTGTCGTCAGACGATCCCCGTTACAGCCAGCGGCAACCGGGCATGCTGGGTGGGACGACAAACCGCCCCACCAACAAACTGCCTCCGGGATATGGCCAAGAGCCGGTCATCATGGACGGCGATGGCGGCATGCGCCCCCCGGGTTACCCTCCGCAAACCGGCGGAACAACACCCCTGCCGTTTGAGGGCAGCGACCCCGTTATGTTTGGTCCTCGCGGCCCACACCGCATAAAGAACCCACCACCTACGCAGAACAACGACCTTGGCTACATTGGGGGCACTCCCGACTTTGATGAAACCACAGGCACGTACCGGGATGGTCGGGACACGCCCGGCATGATGGGAACCTATGACGGTCGGGGACCCCTACTATCTGCCGATGGCCCGCGCAGCGATTACGATCCCCAGCAGCAGATGAGCCGCCCATCCCGCCAAAACAGGCCTTTGGGTGGCCGCTACAACGGCTTTGGCCAACAGCAGCAGAACCCCTTCATGGGCGGTGGCGGCTTTGGTGGTTTTGGCCAACAGCAGATGAATCCCTTCATGGGTGGCGGCGGCTTTGGTGGTTTTGGCCAACAGCAAATGAACCCGTTCATGGGCGGCTTTGGCCAGCAGATGAACCCCTTCATGGGCGGGGGCGGCTTTGGCGGCTACGGTGGCTTTGGCCAACAACAGATGAACCCCTTCATGGGCGGGGGCATGGGCGGCTTTGGCCAACAGCAAATGAACCCCTTCATGGGCGGTGGCGGCTTTGGTGGTTTTGGCGGCATGGGCGGCTACGGCCAGCAGATGCAGAACCCGTTCATGGGTGGCGGCGGCTTTGGTGGTTTTGGCCAACAGACGCAAAACCGCTCAATGCAGCAACAGCAACCAATGCAACTGCCAATCCAGCAACCGCAGCAGCAACAACAGCCCATGGGCTACCAAGGCGGGGCGTTCTAAATGGCAACTTCTGGCACCTCTGCATTCAACCTCGATTTGACGGAGATCGTCGAGGAGGCGTTCGAGCGCGTGGGTTCGGAGATGCGTACGGGTTACGACCTGCGCACGGCCCGCCGATCGCTGAACCTGATGTTTGCCGACTGGGCCAACCGTGGCGTCAACATGTGGACGTTCGAGCAGGGCTCCATCAATCTGGTGGCAGGCACGGCAACATACGACCTTCCGGCCGACACAGTGGACCTGCTGGAGCATGTGGTTCGCACGGGCGCGGGCAGCGCCTCGACGCAGGCGGACCTGACCATTACCCGGATCAGCGTCTCCACCTACGCCACCATCCCCAACAAGCTGCAGCAAGCCCGACCCATTCAGGTCTGGATTGAGCGCTTGAACACCCCGCGCATCACCGTCTGGCCAGTCCCGGACAACTCGCAGCCCTACACGTTCGTGTACTGGCGCATGAAGCGCATCCAAGACGCTGGCAACGGCGTCAACACGATGGACATGCCCTTCCGGTTTGTCCCCTGCATGGTGGCAGGCTTGGCCTACTACTTGGCCCTGAAGGTGCCCGGCGGTGCCGATCGTATGGGTGTTTTGAAACAGCAGTACGATGAGGCTTGGCAACTGGCCTCTGATGAAGATCGCGAGAAGGCGTCTGTGCGGTTTGTGCCGCGTCAGATGTTCATTGGGAGCGGGACGTAATGGGTAATCGGTTTGCCAGCGCCAAGAACTCGATCGCCCAGTGCGATCGTTGTGGCTTTCGCTTCAAACTGACCTCGTTGCGCACAGAGGTCATCAAGACCAAGCGGTACAACCTCATGGTGTGCGACACGTGCTGGGACCCGGACCACCCACAGCTGTTGCTGGGGATGTACCCGGTAGATGATCCGCAGGCCGTGCGCAACCCCCGCCGGGACACCACGTACGTGACGGCCGGGCCGAACGCGGCGGGTAACCTGACCGGCGGATCGAGAGACATTCAGTGGGGCTGGAACCCGGTTGGCGGGTCCCGGTTCTTTGATAACGCGTTGACGCCGAACTATTTGGCGTTGAACGTGGAAGTTGGTACAGTAACGGTACAGATAGGAGTCTGACATGGACGCAAAAACCGCAGTGCGCAAGCACGAAGCAAACCTGCACCCCGGTGCAAAGCCCACCAAGCTGCGTGCTGGTGGCAAGACCAACAGCGACATGCTGAAGATGGGACGCAACTTGGCCAAAGTCGCCAACCAGAAGTCTCCCGGCCGCAAGGGGGGTTGATATGGCAACATACAAACAACCCAAAGCCGCGCAGCCTGCTGTGCTGCCCAAGACCAACGCCATGAAGGCGATGAGGGACACCAACGTGTCCGTGGCCAACAACCACAGCAACGAGTATCCCGGCGTCAAAACCAGCGGTATCAAAATTCGTGGCACTGGCGCGGCTACCAAAGGCACGATGGCCCGTGGGCCCATGGCGTGAGGACTGAATGAACTACACCCAGTTGAAGGCGGCGATCATCGCCTACACAGACAACCAAGACACCGCCTTTGAGGCGGAGGTCCCCGTGTTTGTGAAGCAGGCTGAGCAGCGCATCTTCAACATGGTGCAGTTCCCTTCGCTTCGCAAAAACGTCACGGGCACGACGACTGCGGCCAACAAGTATCTGGCTTGCCCGAGCGACTTTCTGTCGGTCTACTCACTGGCCGTGGTGGACAACGTCACGGGGGCGTACGAGTACCTGCTCAACAAGGATGTGAACTTCATCCGGCAGGCGTACCCCGTACCTTCCGCCGTGGGCTTCCCCAAGTACTACGCGCTGTTTGGCCCACAGTCCAGTGACATCAATGAGTTGACGTTTATCTTGGGCCCTACACCCAACGGCACGTATACGGCCGAGTTGCATTACTTCTACTACCCCCCATCGATCGTTGATGAGGGCACTTCGTGGCTGGGTGACAACTTTGACAGCGTGCTGTTGTACGGTTCGCTGGTTGAGGCGTACACCTACATGAAGGGTGAAACCGACTTGATGCAGCTCTACGACGGCAAGTTCAAAGAAGCTATGATGCTGGCCAAACGTCTGGGGGATGGGCTTGAGCGTTCCGACGCTTACAGAAGCGGTCAGTTCCGTGCACCACCCCTACCGCAAAACAATGGGGTGACCTGATATGGCAATTCTACAAACCGCAACTACGTCGTTCAAAGTGGAGCTGCCGCAGGGCATCCACAACTTTGGACCCACATCGCCCGACACATTCAAGATCGCGCTGTACACGGCTGCCGCCGATCTTGGCTACGCCACTGCGGCGTACACCACATCGGGCGAAGTCGTTGGTACTGGCTACACGGCGGGCGGCAACACGCTGACCATCACGGTGACCCCTGTGGCAGCCAACAACTTGGCGGGTACGCCAACAGCCTACTTCAGCTTTGCCAACACCTCTTGGACGGGCGCAACATTCACGGCTCGTGCAGCACTGATCTACAACAGCACCGAGGGCAACAAGTCCGTGGCTGTGCTAGATTTCGGCGCAGACAAGACCGTGAACAACGACACCTTCCAAGTCATTTTCCCAACTGCCGATGCCAACAGCGCTATCGTGCGTATTTCATAAGGACACATCATGGAAAACAGCAAAGCTTCAGACAGCGTTACAGCAGGCCTGATCACGCAACGCGCAGGCACTGAACGTGTTGGCGCTGGCGGCGTATTTACCGTCACTTGCGTGGGCGCAGACGGAAAAGAGAAGTGGTCGGACACCTTCCACAACCTCGTGGTTAACCAAGGCTTGCAGGACATGAACAGCAAGTATTTTGCTGCTTCTGGCTACACCGCTGCTTGGTATCTGGGTTTGGTTGAGGGTCCCGGCTCCGGCACATCGTTTGCCGCTGGCGACACACTGGCCTCGCACGCAGGCTGGACAGAGCTAGTTCCCGGCACTGCCTACACCGGCAACCGCAAGGCGGTGACATTTGGCACGGCCACCACGGCTGACCCATCGGTGATTTCCAACTCCGCCAGTGCCAGCTCGTTTGCTATGTTGGTGAACAGCACTGTGGTTGCGGGCGCGTTTTTGACCAGCGTTAGCAGCGGCACATCCGGCATCTTGTTCTCGGCCGGTGACTTCACTGGCGGTGACAAGACTGTGGACAGCGGCGATACGCTGAACGTCACCTACTCTTTCTCGCTTGACGCAGCCTGATAGGACGTGCGGTGTTTGGTGATGTCACTTTTGCCCAAGCACCCTTCGCCTCTTTAGGCGGGAACACGTTTGCCGTCTCTGTTTCGGACGCCGCTACAGCGTCCGAGTTGTCTGAGGCCCCAAGCGTTATTCGCGGGAAGAGGGTAGATGAGGGTGCAACCGCCCAAGATGCCCAGTCCGTCATTGCCACCATGGTGGCGACACAGGCAGAGACAGCCGCTGCCGCAGATGCCCAGTCCGTTATTGCCACCATGGTGGCCAACGCTCTGGAACAGGCCGGGGCTGCAGCAGCCCAGACGGCCATTGGCACCTTCTTGGCAGCGCAGGCGGAGAGCACCACCGGCACAGCAACGCAGACTGCAGCAGGTACAGTCTTGGCCGCGCAGGCCGAAGCAGCCACTGGAGCGGACTCTTCAAACCGGGGCCTTCTGGTCTCTGTGGCCATTGCAGAAAGCGCTACGGGTACTACGGCCCAAGTGGCCCAGCTTAGTGTGAATGTGTCAATTGCGGAAGCCGTCAGTGCTTTGAGCACTCTGGGCGTTGTCAAGGAAGCCAACGTGTACCCAACAGGTGTACAACTCTACATTAACATCGGCGGGGAGTTGGTCTGGGCAACAATTGACACCGACCAGTCTCCCGGCTGGACGCAACTACCGTCGTAAGGATTAAAAATGGCATTGGCACTCAAAGATCGCGTCAAGGAAACAACCACAACAACCGGCACCGGCACGGTTACGTTGGCTGGCGCAGCCGCAGGGTTCCAATCCTTTGCCGCTGTTGGTAACGGCAACCAAACCTTTTATGCCATCGTGGATGCTGCCACGGGCGCTTGGGAGGTGGGTGTTGGCACATACACCTCTTCTGGCACAACCCTGTCACGCACGACCGTGGTTTCGTCCAGCAATGCTGGCTCGCTGGTAGATTTTGCCGCTGGCTCCAAGGACGTGTTTGTCACCTACCCATCGTCGCGTTCGGTGTATCTGGACGCAGCGGGCTCCGCCGTCACAGCGCTGGACATCGGCACCTTGGGCGCAAGCACCGCCAATATCACCACGGCCAACATCACTGCAGGCACGATCACAACCACTCCAGCCACGGGCAATGATCTGGTCAACAAGAACTATGTGGATACGCTGGTAGCTTCTGGCATCCATTTCCACCAGCCAGTGCGGGTGGAATCACCGATCAACCTGAACGCAACCTACAACAACGGCACAGCCGGTGTGGGCGCAACCTTGACCAACGCAGGCACTCAAGCTGCTTTGGTGATCGACGGTGTGACGGTTAGCGTAGCAGACCGCGTGCTGGTGTACCAGCAAACCACGCAGACCCAAAACGGTGTCTATGTGGTCACTGATGTGGGTTCGGGCTCAACCAACTGGGTGTTGACGCGCTCAGACGACACAGACACTTTCGGTTTTGCTGGTCCTGACACGTTGAGCGAGGGCTCCACGTTTTTCGTGCAGCAGGGTACAACCGGCGCTGGCGAGACATACACCTGCAACACGACGGGTGTCATCACGTTTGGCACAACCAACATCACGTTTGCCCAGATCAGCTCAGCGCAGATTTACAGCGCAGGCACGGGCCTGACCCTCTCCGGCACACAGTTCAGCATCACCAACACTGGCACTGCGGGCACGTACGGCTCAGCATCTTCTGTCCCGGTGATCACCACGAACGCACAGGGTCAAGTCACGGGCGTCACCCCCACGGCCATCGCCATCTCGGGTGCAGCGGTGTCGGGCAACATCTCAGGCCAAGCCGGATCGGTGGCCAACGCCCTGACGGCAGGCACATTCCTGACCGCTGCGGGCACGTTTGATGGCTCAGCAGCCCGCACCTTTGCTGTGGATGCCACGGATGCAAACACGGCCTCCAAGGTTGTGGCGCGTGACGCTTCGGGCAACTTCAGCGCAGGGACCATTACTGCCACACTGAGCGGTGCAGCAACCAGCGCGACCACAGCGACCAACCTTGCAGGCGGCGCGGCCAACCGGATCGCATACCAGACCGGCTCGGGCACCACAGGCTTTGCCACAGCGCCTTCGGCATCCAACCAAGTCCTGAACTGGAACGGCTCAGCGTTTACATGGAGTGCTGGCACGATCTCGGGCGTGGCTTTGGGCAGCAACCTGAACGCTTTGACATTGGGTTCGTATCTGACCGGTACAAGCTACAACGGCTCTGGCGCAGTCACTGCGGCAGTGGATGCTACAGATGCCAACACAGCAGGTAAAGTTGTAGCTCGTGATGGCTCAGGCAACTTCAGCGCGGGCACGATTACTGCGGCGTTGAGCGGGAATGCCAGCACTGCAACAACACTTCAAACGGCCAGAACCATCAACAGCGTGTCGTTTAACGGCTCCGCAAACATCACGGTAACAGCTAATACAACCAATGCACTGACCCTCGGCACAGGCCTTACGGGCACGAGCTTCAATGGCTCCGCTGCGGTAACTGCCACCGTTTCGTACGGCACCTCTTCGGGCACTGCCTGTCAAGGAAACGACTCTCGCTTGAGCGACTCCCGGCAAGCAACAAACACAAACACGCAGTTGGCTTCCTTGGGTGTTGGCACTGCGGCGTCTGGCACCGCTGGTGAAATTCGCGCAACCAACAACGTCACGGCGTACTACTCTGACGATCGGCTGAAGACCCGTATTGGCAGTATTGAGAATGCACTGGCCAAGGTTCGCACACTAGACAGCTTCTACTACCATGCCAATGAAACTGCTCAGGCGCTCGGGTATGTCTCTGTCCGTGAAGTCGGTGTTTCCGCTCAACAGGTGCAGGCCATCATGCCGGAGGTTGTTGCTCCAGCCCCTATCGACGACAAGTATTTGACGGTTCGGTACGAACGCCTTGTGCCCTTGCTGTTGGCCGCAATCAACGAACTTGAAGCCCGTGTAGCCGCCCTTGAGGCGAAAGGATAATCATGTCAAGCACCTTCTCCAACCTCAAGTTTGAGCTGATCGGCAACGGTGAGCAGTCAGGCGCTTGGGGCACCACGACCAACTCCAACATTGGTACTGCCATCGAGCAGGCCATTGTGGGCATGGCCACTCTGGACTCCGGCGACTTTACGGCCAACGTGGCAACACTGACGCTGGCCAACACCACGGCGGCGCAGGATGCCCGGGCACTGTGTTTGAACATTGCCTCTGGCGCGGTGTCTGCTGCGGGCACGATCAACGTCCCGGCCATCCAGAAGCCCTACCTGATCATCAACGGCTCCAGCTTCGCTGTGACGGTCAAGGTCTCGGGCCTGACCGGTGTGGCAGTCCCTCCCGGCACGCGCACGGTGGTGTACAACAACGGCACGGATGTGGGCGAGCAGATCAGCTTTCTGTCTTCCTTGACTTTGCTGACGGCCCTGCCTGTTGCCTCTGGTGGATCAGGCGCGTCAACTGCATCAGCGGCACGGACCAACTTCGGCGCAACAACGCTGGGCGGCAACCTCTTCACGATCACCAATCCAAGCGCGGTGACATTCCCACGCTTCAATGCGGACAACACCGTCTCGTCTCTGAGTGCATCGGACTTCCGCACAGCCATCGGCGCTGGTACAGCCACAGGTACTGTGACTTCGGTTGCAGGTACTGGCTCCGCCAACGGCCTGACGCTTTCGGGCACGGTGACATCCACGGGCAACATCACGCTGGGCGGCTCCGTCACAAGCCTGACAACAACCAACTTCACAATCATGGAAGAAGGCGGTAAGCTCGTGATCAAGTACGGCGGCACCGTGGTTGCCTCGTTCAGCAGCGCAGGCGCTCTGATCGCCAAAGACAACATCACCGCCTACGGCACCCCATAAGGAGCGAACATGGTAATGCCAGCAAGCGGCCCCCTGAACATGGGAGGCACATCAAGCCCAGTCAGTGTCGCTCAAGAACTCGGTCTGAGCCTGACCGCGACTATCTCAATGAACGATGCAGCAGTCCGCACTCTTGCGGGTGTTGGCGGAAGCGGCACCTCATGGAGCATGAATTCGCTTTACGGGAAGTCGAACGCTTACACCATTGAGTATTTGGTTGTTGCTGGCGGGGCGGGCGGTGGTATCTTTCAATCTAACTACGGTGGCGGCGGTAGTGGTGGCGGCGGCGCAGGAGGCTATCGCACGGCATCGGGCAGCATAAATTCTGGCTCCTCAAACGCAGTAACTGTAGGTAGTGGCGGGGCATCCGGTGCAAACGGCTCCAACACTTCCTTTTTGACAATCACCTCCACTGGCGGCGGGACGGGTGGCGGAGCATCAGCAAGCGGCAATTCGGGAGGTTCTGGTGGCGGCGCAAGCGCTGTTCTTGCTTTTGCGGGCGCAGCGGGGATTGCAGGTCAGGGCAATAACGGTGGGAGCAGCTCAAACTTTACTGATTGCTGCGGAAACTCCGCTTTGGCTGGTGGCGGTGGCGGCGGCGCGGGAGCGGTGGGGGGTAGTGGTAACGCTTTTGGCAGTGCCGGTAATGGCGGAGGCGGAACGGCATGGAGTAACGGCACTACTTATGCTGGTGGCGGTGGCGGTGGCGGTAACTTTTATTGTGGAAGAGGATCGGGTGGTTCCGGAGGCGGCGCTATTGGCGGCGGATTTAATACATCTCCTGCAAGCGGTTCTGCAAACACTGGCGGCGGTGGTGGCGGCTTCGGAAATGCTAACTACCCGGGGGCGAATGCTGGTGGTTCTGGCGTCGTGATTATTCGTTACCTCGGAGCACAGCGCGGTACAGGCGGAACCGTTACCTCTGCAGGCGGGTACACCTACCATACCTTCACATCTTCTGGGACATACGTAGCATGAGCCAATTTGCCCAAATCGACGAGAACAACATTGTTCGGCGTGTGCTGGTCATTGACCAAGCTGAGATCGACACAGGGAACTGGGGAGACCCGGCCACTTTTGTGCAGACCAGCTATAACACCCGGGGCGGTATTTATTACACCCCCAACACCAATACGCCTGATCCAGACCAATCCAAAGCGTTTCGCAAAAACTTTGCAGGTATCGGATACACATGGCTTCCTGATGGCCCAGAAGGCGCTGGTTTTACCCCGCCATCCCCGTACCCGTCGTGGGTGATGAACAGTTTCTCTTATTTGTGGGAAGCTCCAATCCCGATGCCGGTACCAAACAATCCGCCGTATTACGAGTGGGACGAGGCCACATTGTCTTGGGTGCAAGTCACACCAACAGGCGACACTGCCGCACCGGGAAGCACGCCAAATGTTGTCGATTAAGCCTCTTAAAGACCTCGGGTCAATCCGAGGCTTTAAGTACGACTTCGAGAAAGCGGGGGATGTGCTGCCAAAGCACAACCATACCGAGGAGACCGCGCACATCACCATTGTTGCCCGTGGAAAGCTCAAGGCGTACTCCCATGACTGGTCGCTGGAGGCAACCGCTGGGCAGCTTTTGGATTTCCGCGCCGGAGAGCCTCATGAATTGATGGCCCTCGAAGACAACACGCGCATTTTCAACATCATCAAGAATCCCGACTTGAGTGCGCCGGTCGGGCCGATGGACTACCAACAGGAGCAACCATGAAACTGATCGCCATCATCCTCTGCGCCCTGTCCCTGACAGGCTGCGCCACTGCCGAGTACCAAGCCTATGCTGACGCCCACAAAGCGCAAGCAGCGGCCCAAACGGCGCGTTACCAAGCTCTGGCTGATATCGCCCGTCAAGGCGACACCACGGCCAAGGTTGCGGCGGTCATGTCCTTGCAGATGGGCGGCGGTCAGCAGAACGCTCAGATTGCTGCTCCCAAGTCGTGGGCCGACTACGCCATGCAGTGGACCGGCTTGTTGCTGCCAACCATCGGGCAGGTGTATACCGTGAACAAGCAGACCACGCTGGGCATGCGCCAGTCTGACAATGCAACAGCTCTGGGTGTCAGCACCAACGCAGCGTTTGTCGGCATTGCATCCAAGATTCAAGCGCCAGCAGCCAACGTGACGACTATTGGTGGAAATGGTGTAATCGGCGCAGGTTCTTACTCAATAGGAGCAAACAGTGGGTCAAACTCTGGCAACAGTGGTCGCCTTGCTGGTGGCAGTATTACTGACAATACGGCTACTCCAACTGTGGTGACCAGCACCAACACCACAACGACCACAACCACCCCCGCCACGGTGCCATGAAAGACTGGGCCGTAGCATTCTTTGCAGCGGCCCTTATTGTTGGGCTGGCGGTGTGGTGCGCCAAAGTGTTGATCTGGAGTTTGAATGGCGGATTCTGGCGATAAAGCTCTTGGCGTGCTGGACAAGGTGCTGGCTTATGTTGATTCGCCCTTTAAGCTGGTCGCCATCCTCGTCATGGGTCTGGTTGCGTTTGCCGGGTACTTTGTCTGGCAGAACCAGACGGTGTTGATTGGTGCTTACCAAGAGAACAAAAAGATGCCCGTGATCCATGAAGATCGGGTTGACGATGCGGCAAGTGTTTTGTTCAAACAGACCGACGCCAAGTTTGTTGCCATCTTCAAGGTCAACCCAATTTTTGGCACACGGGTCTTGTACCGCCTGTACACCAAGGACGGGCGCAGTAAGGAGATGGAAGGTTTGGATGTTGGCCTGTTCACAACAAACGTGGCAAACAACAACGACGTGGTGAAGTTGATGGCGGGTGAGACGCCGTGCAGTCCATATCTGAGGGCGCAGTCGGAGTTGGGCATTTGGTATATTGCGCAGGGCGTTTCGTTCACCTGCCGTATCAGCATACCGCCAGATCGCAGCAGGTTCATTGGGCAGATTACGGCTGGCTGGGTAGAGCAGCCGCAGAACATGGAGCACGTCCACTCCATGCTGGACATTGCAGCAAACATGCTTGTTAAAAGGGGTCATTGATGCTTTCACTGTTTTCAACTCTTGGGGGTTTGCTGATCTCCGGTCTCCCAAAACTTCTGGAATTCTTCCAGAACAAGGCCGACCAAGCGCACGAGCTTCGGCTGGCTGCACTTCAAAACGAGCGTGAGCTGGCTATGGCCGCGCAGGGTTTTGCCGCCCAACTGAAGATCGAAGAGGTCCGCACCGATCAAGTTGCCATGGAGACCGACGCCCGGATGACCGAGGCGGCTCTTGAGCATGACGCCAAGGTGCTTGAGAAGGCCTCCACATGGGTCTCCAACTACGTGGGCACTGTGCGCCCAACGGTGACCTACATCTTTGTGGCCGAGCTGGTTTGCATCAACGCCTTTATGGCTTGGTACCTGTACCAGCAGCCGGGTCTGATCACCAGCATTGACGACATCATCCGCTACTCAGACCTGATTTTCAGCGCTGATGAGATGGCCATGCTGGGCGGCATCATTGGGTTCTGGTTTGGTAGCCGCCAGTGGAGCAAGAAGTGAAATTGAGCAGGGCAGGCGAAGACCTGATGCACCGGTTCGAGGGTAAACGCTCTCGGCCTTACTTGTGCCCAGCGCACATCTGGACGATTGGCTACGGCCATGTCCTGTACCAAGAGCAGATCAGGCTCCCCGTGATGCGTGTCGAAGGCAAGCCAACCCCCATGATCCGCAAGGAAATGCCACTGAAACCGGAGGACAACCGTGTCTGGACGAAAGAAGAGATCGACGAACTATTCCGTGTTGATGTCGGAACTTTTGAACGGGGTGTTCTTCGTCTTGTTCCCGGCGTTGTTGGCAGGCAAGGCAGCTTTGACGCTTTGGTATCTATATCGTTCAACTTCGGGCTAGGCAACCTCCAGCGCAGCACCATCCGCATGAAGGCCAACCGGGGTGATTGGGACGGCGCAGCCGAGGCGTTCCGGGCGTGGACCAAGGGCGGCGGCAAGGTTCTCCCCGGGCTGGTCAAGCGCCGGGAGGCTGAGATTGCGCTGTTCCTGAGTTAAGTGCGAAAATGCCGCAAAGCCGAGGTAAACGATGCCACTTCAGAAAATACTGTTCAAACCCGGGGTCAACCGGGAAAACACACGGTACACCACCGAAGGGGGTTGGTACGAGTGCGACAAGGTGCGCTTTCGCCAAGGCAACCCTGAGAAGATTGGTGGCTGGACACGCTTCAGCGCGTTCACGTTTTTGGGCGTTTGCCGGTCGCTGTGGAACTGGATCACCCTTGGCGGAGCCAACCTGCTGGGCGTGGGTACAAACCTGAAGTTTTACATCAATCTGGGCGGGCAGTACTACGACATCACGCCAATCCGCGCCACACCCACCATCAACAACAACCCGTTCGTGGCCACGCTGGGCTCCAGCGTCATCACCGTCACGGACACCGCACATGGCTGCCTCACTGGGGATTTTGTGACCTTCAGCGGGGCAGCAGGCCTTGGCGGCAACATCACAGCGGGCGTGCTGAATGCGGAGCACCAAGTCACCGTCCTGAGCGCAAACAGCTACACCATCACAGTTTCTGCGGTGGCCAACGCCACTGACGTGTCAGGTTCTCCCGGCGGCGGGGCAGCGGTCGTTGCTGCGTACCAACTTAACACGGGCCCCGATATTCAAATCCCGCTTGTTGGGTGGGGCGCAGGTGGTTGGGGTGCTGGCCCGTGGGGGACAGGAGCGGCAGACCCGATCCCCTTGCAGTTGTGGAACCAGTTCAATTTTGGCGAAGATTTAATCTTTGGGCCGCGCGGCGGGGGCATTTACTACTGGGACGCTTCAGCCGGAGTTACTGTTCGGGGGGTCAACTTGACCGTGTCAGGTGACGCAGACACGCCGCTGTTTCAAAACAAAATCATCGTATCGGACTCGTCCCGCTTTGTGCTGGTGTTTGGCACCAACGATTACGGCGCGGCAACGATCGACCCCATGCTGATCCGCTGGTCGGATCAGGAAGACCCTTTTACGTGGGCTCCGGCCATCACCAACCAAGCAGGCAGCATCCGGCTGTCACACGGCTCTGAAATTGTCACGGCCATCCAGACCCGGCAGGAAATCGTCACGTTCACCGATCAGGCGCTGTATTCGCTGCAGTACCTTGGGCCACCCTATGTCTGGGGCACGCAATTGCTTGCGGACAACATCTCCATCGCGGGCCCCAACGCCGTGGCGCTGGCTTCTGGCGTGATTTACTGGATGGGCGTGGACAAGTTCTACGCGTACGACGGCCGGGTGCAGACGCTCAATTGCGACCTGCGCCGCTACGTGTTCAGTGACTTCAACCAAGATCAGGCCGCGCAGGTGTTTGCTGGGCCGGTTCCACCGTGGTGGACAGGTATGTCATCTACAACTACCTCGAAAAAATCTGGTACTACGGCACCATGGGCCGCACCGCGTGGCTGGACACCGGCCTGCAGCCGTACCCGATTGCCGCAACCTACATCAACAACATCGTCAACCACGAAGACGGCGTGGACGACAACTCCACAGCGATGCCCGCCCCCATTGTGTCGAACATCTCGTCTTCGGAGTTTGACATTGGTGACGGCCACAACTTCGGGTTTGTCTGGCGCGTGCTCCCGGACTTGACGTTTGGCGGCTCCTCGCCCTCCCCCGCCCCGCAGGTCACAATGACCCTGCAAGGGCTCACAAACTCGGGCTCCGGGGTCACCGCTTCTGCCGGTCAGGCCGTGGTCAAAGGCAGCACGTACGTGATCACCGAGGAGTTCACCGGGCAGATTTACACCCGGGTGCGCGGTCGGCAGCTGATTTTCAAGCTGGACTCCAGCCAAGTTGGCACCACGTGGCAGCTCGGTGCACCACGTATGGACATTCGCCCTGACGGTAGGAGATAACCTGTGGCTCAATCTAATACGACCTCTCCCAACCTTCCGCTGGCCCCAGAGGAATACAATCGTCAATACATGGACAGGCTCACCAACGTGATGCGCTTGTTCTTCAACCAGCTCGTTTCTCCGGGTCCAATGGCAGGAGCCACGCAGCGCAACGGCACGGAAATCATCTCAGGGTTGAGCTTTTCGCAACCCGATCCGACGACTCCCGGGGCGTTCATTGCCAGCTTGCCTACCGATGCGGACTACGCTAACCTCCGTGTGGGGTCTGTCTACTACGACAGCGCCACAACAGTACTGAAAATAAAGGTCTGACATGAGCTTACACGCCCTTGCCCAAGACATGTCCTCCAAGGGACGTTATGGCGACACGATGCTGGTGCACATGGCACCCAGCGAGGTTTCTGGCCTGCACGCGCTTGCTCGCGCCCACGGCGAAAAACTGACCATCAACCCCGAGACCGGCCTGCCCGAAGCGTTCAAGCTGAAGTCCTTGCTCCCGGTGATTTTGGGCGCGGCACTGGGCCCTGCAGGCTTCGGCTTGTCGGCCATGATGTCAGCGGGCGTTGTTGGTGCCGGTTACGGCTTGGCCAAAGGCAGCTTGAAAGAAGGCCTCTTGGCCGGGCTGGGTGCGTACGGTGGGGCGGGTTTGGCTGGCAGTCTGGCCAACGCGGGTGTGAGCGAAGTTGCCGCACAGGAGGCGATGAAACAGTCCGCCGCAACTTCTGCTCAGAATCAAGCACTGATCAGTGCGGGCGCTACTCCGGCGGAACTCGCTGGTGCGGGCATGCCTGCCACGGCTACTACAACAGCAAGTACGACCGGAACCGCCGGAGCCGCTGAAGCAGCCTCTGCGCAACAACAAGCGTTGATGAGTGCGGGCGCTACGCCGGTTGAGATTGCGACCACCACTCAAATGCCCGTGGCAGAACAAATTGCAACGGCCGGGTTCCAGAGTGCCGCACCACCCACAGGGCTGGAAGCGTTGAAGCAAGGCGCGCAGAGCATCTACGACAAGGGTACGTTTGGCGAGTTTGCCAAGGCCAACAAGAAGGCGCTGTATGCCGCAGGCGCATCCGCCCTGATGGCACCGGAAGACGAAGAAGGCTTGCCTGAAACCAAGCGTGACCCCGGCTACATCCGCCCGGCCCGCTACGACTGGCGCACTGGCAAATACGAGTACTTCGACCCTGTCAAAGCCAGTGAGTGGGGCACACGCAACCTGTCAGAGTACACCAACGCCCGCGACCCCAACGCCCGCACGCCGATCGGCCGCAAAGCTGGCGGTTTGATGGCCCTCGCCAACGGCGGAGCGATTGCTTTTGCTGACGGCGGAATGACCGAAGAGCAACTGGCCAGCATCAACGCATACTTGCAAACAAACCCGTCAGCCGAAGCGCTTGCTGCTGCGCAGGCCCAATACGGTGTGAGCAACGCCGATGTCGAACGAGCCCGTGCATACGGCAACGTGGGCTCTGCTCCCGGCTCTAATGTGGCGGATGCACCCACTGGCCCGGTTGTTGGTGGCGGCGGGTACGACTCTCGCCCAACTGTCAGCGCAGGCACTGTGGAGCAGGGTTATTCGCAGGCATACAGCCCCGAGCAGGTGCAGGCCATCCGCGCTGGGTTTCTGGACAACCGCGACGACCCCCAGAGAATGATGGAGCTGATGAACCAGTACGGCGTCAACGTCAAAGACATCGCCACGGCCATGGGTGGCTCAGAAAAGGGCTACCAAAACATTTTCTTGCAGGCAGGCGCAGCCCCATCGTTTGGCGGCATGAGCGACTACAAAGCAACAACCAACGACAAGGCGTACCTCGACAACATGCTGAAGCAGCCCAACCCGCTGGGTCAGGGCACGCTGGCAGACGTGTACAAGAAGCAAGGCATTGACCCCTACACCGACCCTCGCGTGCTGACACAGGCCCGTGAAGAAAATGAACGTCTGGCCCGCCGCAACTTGATGCGTACCGGCGCTGGCGCAGACCCCATTCCACGTCCCGGTGGCGGTGGCGGTGGCGGAACAACGCCCGGCCCAACAACCCCCGGCCCAACAAATCCTCGCCCACCCGTACCGGTCACCCCACGCCCAGAAGACGTGATGACTGGCGGCTCGCTGCAGGCGCACCAGTACCTCATGGGCCAAGGCCCGTACCCAACCAATCCGTACTTGCCGCCAAACACGCCAATTGCCAAACCCTACTGGGAGTCAGTGGGCA